CTAAGTCCAGCAAGGACTCCAATTAATGTGGTTGTTACTCCAGCTGCAAAGCCAGCCCACTGAAGGGCTGTCATTAGTCTTTGCTACCTATACCAAATGACGCGTCGTTAGGATTAATAGCGCGTAATAATGGTGCGGCAAAAGCGATTAAAAATGCTTTCCAAATGTCCTGCAATGTGCCTTCAGGATTAGTTACATAAACAGTTGCAAGGCAAACAAATGCGCTGCGTCCGTATGATTCAATTACTGCTAGAACTTTCTTATTCATGTTTTCCCCCTAGTAGTGGTATATCAAAAAACTCTGAGTTTAAATCTTGATCTGCCTTAAATGAACAGTGTATGTGGTGATTGTGTTTGTTAATGCCTTTGTACTTGCGCCACTTCCAACCAAGTAAAGGTGAGGCAATCTTTTCCTCAAAGATTACATAAGAGATACGCCCGTGATTTTTCCCGAACAATCTAATTTGATCTGCCAAATACGCTGGAAGCCGTTGGTCGTCAGATAGCCCAATAGAAATATCAATTCCACGGACGCAACCTGTTTTCTCGTCAGGGTTATGGTCGGATTTTGGCGCTCTAGACACATGTGCCAAAGAAGCAATCCACCCATCACTTTTACGATTCCTGTCGGGGTAGCAGTCATCAACTTGATTTCTAAATTGTGCCGCAGCCTTTGATAACCACGGTTTCATTATGAAAGAAGTAACGCGGCTTCCTCGGCTGTAATGCCAAGTCTTACTAATAGATCAGCCTTGCCAGCTGCTTTTGCTTCCGCTTCAACATGTCTTGCTAATTCACTTGCTTGTTGTTTTTCATATTGAACAAGTTCAATATCGGTCATTTCACGATCAACAATTTCATTTGTTTCAACATCATGTATTCTTACCATTGGTTTTGCCATATTAGTTCACTCCGTACATATAGACTGTGCCTGATACAGATCCAGCAGATTGAAATTGTAAACTTGTAATTGCTGCGTTATCGTTCCAAAATCCAGTTGCTAAGATTTGTTTAGCATCTGTTCTTACCCCAAGGGTATTGACAGCCTTTTTCATACTTACAGTATAATTTGTAATCCAAGTTGTACCATAAAAAGCAGTTCCACCTTGTAGTAATGCTAATCCATTAGTACCACCGCCCCCTGATGTTCCGTCTGTAAATGCACCACCAGTAATTAAAGAAGTACTGTAATTATAATAATTTCCATTATTGTTAATTTTCAAATATAAATTGCCTGAAGAACTATTTGCTTCATCATAAACAAAAAATAAATGTTTATAGGTTTGTGGTATTGAACTTAGGCTAGTACTTGAACCCGATAATGTGGTAGTTGAAATCAAAGTCATACCACCACCTGCGGCTGCTGCCGCCCACTTAACTCCTAGTGCCTGAGTTGAATCTGCTGTAAGGACTGTATCGTTTGCACCGACTGGGATTCTTGCGTTTGTTGTACTGAAACCAAATAGATCACCTTTAGTAGTTAAGGGTAATGAACTGCTTGCTTGAGTATAGTCAAACCATATTGCAGAACTAGCAGAACTAAAATATAAAAATCCGCCGTCATACTGTGTAACGCCTAAAGAACCTGCGCTGTTAACTGTTGCAGTACCAGCCGTAATAGTCATTACACCTGCGCCAATGTTTTGAATCTGTACGGAATCACCTGCGGAAAACAAGGAAGTGTTAACGGTGATAGTTGTTGCACTTGCGCTGTTCATTTGTATTACTGTGCCAGCGTCGGCAGCAACTAATACATAAGAAGCGGTCTTGGTGCTAGGTGAACCACCACCCATTGCAGTTTGCTGCAAAGATGTCATTTGGGCAGCTGTCAATACCTGACCCGTTGAGAAGCTCTGTTTTGCCATTTATATCTCCTTGTTAGTAACTAAGTATATCATCATCTAATTGTCCATATGTAGAACTGTCTAAAATTAGCCCGTCATCTAGGGGTTCTAATGTAGTAAAAATTGCCACAAAGCGGCTAGGTCTAATATCCCATGACACACCCTGTATTTGTAGGTTTTTAGTTATGGTGGTGTTATCGGGCTGTATATTGCTTATTAGAACATTTGTAAAATAATCCATGTTTAAAATTGTAGCAGCTGGCACACTTGCATCATTGAGATCAATTGTCATTTCATCAATACGAATTGTTGTAGTAGCTCTAGTTGCAACAAAGAGTTTAGCAATGTTAAGGCAATCTGTATCTGTTTCTGCAACTAAATCTGAAAAAGTTACCGAGTGGGGAAAGTAGGTAGCAACACTTGCAGCGTTAGTATCGGTCTGAACCGAGCCGCCAATCCTAGAAACATTGGCTTGGTTTACAATTAACTTATCATCAAAGGCAAACTTAAGGTTTTTGTAAGGTATTCCACCTGTTTGATTAAAGTCAATTGTTGCCCCACCTGCGGAACTTGTTGTATTAGACCTGTTTTTAAAAACTGCATTACCTTCAGGGTCAAGATAAAAAGCCCCTTGTTCTACCGTCTCACAGTTTTGAATTGCTGCAAGTGAGGTTCTACGAGTTGCAGGGTCGGCTTGAGTATTAGAATTACCAGTGTCTATTGATCTCATTGAGCTTGGAAATTGTACGGTGTCCAAAATCTTATTAATTCTAGTGCCAGTATCTTGACCGCTTGCTTGATCTGTAACAGTATTGATAGCAGCTAAGTTAAACAATCTGAAAGCATCACTTGCATTAATATCTACATAGGAAACATTTTCTGCTTGATCGTAAGTATAAATATAATCTGTTGTATAGCCACTAAATAAAAAGTATTCAGTACCGCCATAACTTGCAGATATTCTCAACTTTCTTAAGGGTGTTAAATTTCCATAATATGGACTAGCTGTATTTTGTGGGTTAAAGTTTCCCGAAGGGTCATAAACCCTGACAGTGCAAGTTCCAGCTTCATAGGTATCTCTGTTAATGTTTCTGCCGCGTTTAATAGAAATGCTTTTTGTTGAACTTGTTAAATTAACAATTAATGAGGAACTACCAGCTTCGGCAAGTATGTCTGAACCTAACATGCTTGAATCAAGCAAAAATGGATTTCCAAATGTTGCGCCCGAGCTGAAGTTTAAGGTTACATTTACTACTGGTAAAGCCATTATCCAGCTGCCGAGTTGATAGACGCAAACGAACCTGAAGCTGAGGAATCAATTAACCCATTACGCAATTCATTTAATAGTTGTTGAGTAGCACCATTTACATAAATGTTTGTTGTTGAAGTTTTTTGTGCTTGACCAAATGGAGTTCCAACATAATTAGCAGCCATATCGTAGCCACCTTGAGACCCAATAAATGTACTTACATTTGAACCTGCTTGACCAAACGGAGTTCCAACATATCTACCACCTGCATCATATCCACCCATTGCACCTATTACATTACTGGCAACAGGAGTTATAGGTTGTATTTTTGAAATAAGTCCTAACATTTCTAAAATCTTTTTAATTAAATCATCAATTTCTGAATTCCAACCCTTAAAAGGATAAAGCGCAGGTGGTAGTTTTGAAATAGCCAAACCTAAGTCTGTTGTTCTTAACTGAGATAACGCAAGTTCAGTAGCAAGTCTTTGTGCTTCTCCAGCATTTTCTTGGAGTACAGCTAAGTTTAAAGATAGTCTTAATTTCTCTTGGTCAGTTATTTTACCTTGCAAGGCTGCAAAAATTTGAACTTGATCTAAGTCCATTATTGATTGGGCTTTTTTCAATGCCTGTTGTTTCTTTACCTCAGCTGTTTGTGCTTTGATAGCCGCTAGTTGAGCTGCTAATGCTTTCTTAGTTTCTAGCTGCTTTTTCTTTTCCTCAGCCCTTAACTTCTCATAAGGAAAATTGGCAGACATAGGGTCGTAAGGTTTATCAAAATTAAGCTTATAGTTAGCAACTTTAGGGTCATACATTTGTGGGTCTGCTAAACCTTTAGTTACTTTAATAAATTTGCTTGTTTGATCTATTAAACCTGCAATTTTATTGGCAAGCTTATCAATACCACTGCCTGTTTTTTCAGGATCTCCAAATGTTGTATCAAGTGCTTTTAACAATGCGCCGCCAATTGTTTCTGAAGCATCTGATGCGTGTGCTTGAAGTATTGCTAGTTTTCCAGCAAAAGACTGTGCCGCTAATGATGCTTGTCCTTCAAACTTTTTAGTTAAATAATCGGTAATATCTGCAAGACTCATTGTCTTTAATTGGGCAGCATTTAATCCAACGCCCAGTTTTCCTATTGCGCCTTTTTCGCCAATGGCTGCCTTAGATAAGGCAACTGTAACTGTTTGCAAGTCTTTTGTTGTTCCCGCCGAAACATCTAAAGCAACTGTTAATAACTCTTGAGCTTTTTTTGCATCTAAAGTTGAATTAACTAATTGGGTAAAAGCTGGTCTAAGTTGGTCGTCAAGTATGCCTGTTGTGTTTTGTAGCTTTTGAATAAATCCAGCCGTGCTAATTACCGCATAGCTTTGTCCTAAATTCTCTAATGTTTTAGATAATGCCCCTGCCGCTTTTTGGTCATCTGCAAAAGCCTTGACTGAGTTTTTAGCAAACCTAATGGTTTCAAATGCGCCGTATGCAATACCTAATGTTTTAACTGCCTTGCCAAGTGAGTTTAAACCTTTTCTTGCATCTTTAAGACCTTTATCTTTAAGGGTGGTAATAATTGGAATTTCAATTGTCATGCTGCCAACCCCAATCTTGCTTTAAATTTAATCTGTGTTTTACTAATTGCAGCAAAAACTGCATTTGTAACCTTGCCTTGATCTCTTACATAAGCTGCGTAAAGCAAACGACCTTTATCAACATCTCTTGAACCAATGGATTTAAAGCCGCCATAAGTACCCTGTATTGCTCTGTTAAAGTGCGCCCCTGCTTGCATGTTATTGCTTTGTGAATCTGCCGCACCGTTAAAGTTTTTCCGACCAGCTGTTTCAACAATTGCACCTGCGGCTGATCTATTTAATAATCTGTAAATCCCAACATAACCTGCGCTGTTACGGCGAGAAGTGGCAACGCTAAAAGTTAAACCTTTTTTAATTGCTGCTTGGTCATACTTAGGAAAAGCTCTTAAGTTTGGCGCAAAAGCAGTTTTTGCTTTAGTCCTAGAAACCACAGCTTTACCTGTATCTTGCCAGTTGTATAAACCATTTACATTAGGGCTAACACTGTTTTTTGCATCTGCAATTACAACTTTAAGCGCAGTGCGAATTTCACCGCGCATTTCTTTTAAAAGATCAGGTGCGTATGCTTTTAAGGCTTGTTGCGTCTCAATGAGACCTTTTACCTCTACTGGCATTTTCCCTAGCCTTTGCGTCGTCTTTTAGAACTGCCAAGGTTGCCCTTAACAAATCTCTGTCCATGTCAATAAAACTTTGGTGCGGAAGTCCTGTTGTAATTGCTAACCTAGCAACAAGGTAGTGAAAGGAATCCCGCGTTATCCATTTGGGTTGTCGGCGTCCAAAATCTCTACTTTAGCTAGAGTCTCTAAGTAGGAATCACCAAAAGGCGCAGGGTGTTGACCATTACGCCTTTCAGCTTCCCAAGCCAACCAATAGACCGAACTTTGTCTTTCTTCGTCCCTAAAATATTTATGGAAACCACTTTTAAAATGTGATTCAAATGAAAATTCAATAACAGGTGTTATTTCATATTCTAAAACATCACCCGAAGCCTTGGTTATTTTAAGTTTAATCATTTTACTCCTTAGTTATTACCAAGTACCAGTTGTTGCAACGGCGGTTTTGCTGTTGCAGGTAAATGTAATGTCCATTGTAGCAATATCAGCTGGAGAAGGTGCATTAATGTCGGTTAAATCATTGACCAAAATTGTACCTGTGTACAAAGGGTTGGTTGTTGAAATTGCAGCTGAAGTATCCTGACAAGCTGTAAATGCAACAGTTGTTCCAAATGCAGCCTGAAGGGTTGCGCGAACTGAACCTGCGCCTGAAGCTATGTCGTTGTTTAGAAATGTTACCGTTACCTGATCGGCTGCCAATCCAGTAACATATTTATGGCTGGTGTCTCCCATGGCGCTGATCTCGATAGAGTCCAATACGCGCTGTAAAACAAAAGATTGAACATAACTGGATAGGTCAACGGTTGCGACCTTAAATCCAACTTTATTATTTAAAAATGTTGCCATTTTAGTTATTCCTCGTCTTTCTTAGTGATTGTTGGTTTTGGCTTGTCTTGCGGTATTTCTTGTCCGATCTTTTTAAGAAAGGCAATGTCTTCGTTTGTAAGTGTCATTTGTTTAACTCCAAGTTGTCAGTGTGCTTACATTGATAGTGCTAACCATCATTTCTTGCGCTTCCTGTAATACTTGAGGCGCAGAAACGCTTTCAACATTAAATTTAATGGTTGAACCGCTAAGTTTTAAAAACACAGCACAAACCATTTCCTCTAATGCAATTAAAGATGCTTGATTGTCTAACATTGGTACTATGCAAGTAATTATGAAGTTTGCTTTTGCGCCAACATTAGATTGATTGTTGCTTGGCTCAAGCATTGGGTCTGCATACCTGAGTACAACACTGTTAGCAGTGGGTGTGGCTGGTACATAACTAAATGTATCCCACACCCCTG